CTCACCGGACACCTCCACGGGTCTCGATGGCCCAGAGCAGGATAGCGAGCGCATCGGCCTCGTTGTCATCCCGTGGTGCGAAGCCACGAGCACGCATGGCGTCGATCACAGCCGCCTTGTCGGCATTGCCCTTGCCAGTGGCAAAGCGCTTGATGGTTCCCACCGGCACACCTTGGTATGCAACAAGGTGCTCTTCGCACCAGGCCGAGAGGACGGCCAGCAGGCCGCCGTAGATGTGGGCCGCATCGGTGCCGGCGTGACGCCGGACCTCCTCGAAGTAGATCGCCTCGATTGGACCGCCATCGATGTCGAGCTGCTCGAGCCAGCGCCGGAAGCGCAGGTAACGCATCCCACCACCGTCGTAGCGGGTGTGTTTCAGCGACACAGTCCCGGTGCTGATGTGGCCATCGGACAACTGGAGCGCCCAGCCGGCGCTGGTGCCAAGGTCGAGGGCAAGGATGGCTCCGCGGCGGATCGTTCCGCCGACGTTGGCTTGAGCTGGATTGGGGCAGGCAACGGCCTGCATTTCAGGCAGGGTCATGACGACCTCCTCTTCGTGTGGGGCGGTCGGGGCGAGGACTGGGCCGGTGAAGGCTGGCATCTCGCCCGGACCCGAAGCGGGTCTGATCAGGTCGTCATCCGGGCGGACATCGCCGCCGGAAATCTTCACGGGGTTTCAGCTGGGCCGATTGAAACATCGGAGCGCCCAACCCCTTGAGTAGGCTAGGGAATATATAATATTTCAATTATTATTATTTTTATAGGGGTACACCTCTCTATCTTTAAAACGCGCGCGTACGCGAGGGGATATATAAGGCACCCCTTGAAAGATTGAACTTTCTCCGAAACCCGATTTTATTTCGTAAATCCATGCGCTTGGATGCCATAAAGCTGCTTTTGACGGATATTGGGCCATTGAAGGACCATCCAAAGGGGGGATGCATCACGATGGCCCTTGGAGGTGTGTGGCGACCTTTTTGCCACTCGCGTCCCGCCAATTACCCGACCAGCGAGCCAGCCTGTAGACCATGGCCTGCCTGGTGGCCGAACTGCGCATCCCCGTCGTCACGTCACCGCTCTCGATCAAGGTCTGGATGATATCGTCGCGGTCCCGGGATTTGAGCCACTGGGAGCCGCGGGTCAGTTCAGACTTGGTGATGCCCTTGGCGCCGGCTGCCCGGATCAGTTCACGCAGCCGTTTCAGGTGAGCCTCGGTCTCGGTATCTGCGACATGGCGGTCCACCGCCTCCATTGCCCGCTGAGCGTAATGACGCACGAAAGCGATGGCCCAGTCTGCGTCATCAATCGCGATGACGGGAGCCACCGGATCTTTGCCCACCGCCACGATCAGTGCCAGTTTCATCGCGATTTCGCCAATGCGCGCAAGAATAGCCGTAAACGAAGTGCCCGCCGCCGCCCGCAATTCGTCGGTCAACTCCCCGCTCAGCGACTTGAAACGAGCACGCGCCGCATCGGTCATCGGCACCGTGGTCAGCACCACAGCGGTCTGCGGGCCCGAGGTGGTGCCGGCCAGATTGCCGCGTTGCTGCCCGGGACCCGACGCCAGCAGCTGTAGTCCTGCGATCAGGTCCGCAGGCGGGGTGCGAAGCCCGACGGCGACGTTTTCGTCCGGGTAGTCCTCGTCACTGGGCAGGATCAGGAAGCGGGCGAGCGAGCCGTCCACCACATTGGCCCCTTGCAGCGCGCCCCAGAAGTGCATGGGGGTCGTGGTGCCGTAAACGCAGAGGCAAGGCTGGACGATGTCGCGCCGCTCATTGGTGCCATCGCGATTGGCATATTCCGCACCCAGGAAGATCCCTCCTGCCGAGGTGTAAAGCTCGGTCATGTTGTCGAGGATCTCGGTGATATGGCGCGGGCTGCGTTTGCGGTCTGCGGCTGCCGACAGGAACATGCCGAACTCGTCGATCTGGAACAGGATCGCAGGCTGGCGATGCAGCGCAGTCAGTAGCCCGGCGCCCGACGCGATCTTATTGCCGCCCAGATGATTGGCGAGCCCGGCCTCGAAAAGCACCTCGTTGATGATTTCGCGAGAGTGGTTCTTGCCAGAGCCACTGTCCGCAATGCCCACCACATAGAGGTTCGACCGCAGGTTGCTTTCGGTACGGTAGAGCCGCCCCATCAGAGCGCCAATCGCGCAAAGGCTGGCGCCAAGCGATAGCAGCGGCTGAGGCCGGCGAGCGGTCGATAGCATGTAATCAGTCAGCTTGCCGACCAGTCCGCCCGGGATCGTCAGCGCAAATTTGGGCGGCGGCGCATCCTCAGTTGCCGGGGCCGTGGTATCGAGCCGGGCCAGCAGGCCAGATGCCGGGTGATTTTCATCCCTCGGCTGACTGCCATCGAGCACCATGCCGGGCTCGGGCTTCCAGCCGCGCTCCATGGCCAGATGGTAGATGGTGCCTGCACCAATCCGGGCCGGACGGAAGCTGGCCCACGCCTTCTCGGTGACGGCAGGATCATTCTTCGCCGCCTGATCGGACCAGTCGGTGAAGACAACCTTGCCGGCTTCACCCAAGCTGCCCTTGATGGCCAACCCGATCCGCACCCAGCTGTCGTAATCCAGATCGTTGTTGGGGATCTGGGTGAGCGCCGAACACACCGCCTCGATGGTGCCGGTCTTAGCGTGACCCGGTACGGCCGAACTTGTGCTCGCAGGCGTGCTCAGGCTTGCCGGACGCAGTTCAGGCGGGACCAGCGCCAGTGCCTCCTCGATGAACGCCGCGGCCATCTCTGCATCGATGACCGGCAGACTTTCCAGATCGAGTTCCGACAGACCTTCCTCGGGCCAGGCATAGGGCTGGCCGGTATCGGGGTGATCGGCGTAAGCGACGAACTGCTGGCCAAGGCGCAGGACCTCCAGCGGAGCCCGGCGAATGCCGCGGAACGGGGCGCTGGTGCGGTAGACAAGCAGGCGTTTCGGCGCCCTGCCAATGCGCAGCGCCGGGGTGTCGCCAAGCCGGGCGCGTGCCAGATGCTCGATCTGCAGCGCAAGGTCCGGGTCCGACAGGATGTCGATATCGATAGCCGCAACGCCGCCGCCGACAATGCCAATGCCGCAGTCCGGCCATGCAGACCATGTGGAAACCTCGACCTCGGTCGTAGACCGCTCAGCAAGACGGTTCCATTCGGGATAGTCGACCCATGCGCCGCGTTGATACCGGCCCGGCTTCTTGCCGCCGGGCGCGATGGGCAGGATGGTATAGCCGTTGGCCAGGAGGCGCGAACCATGGCGTGCCATGAAAGACGTACTCATCAGAAGGGGCACTCCGACAGGTCGGCGGCAAGCTCGCGAAGGTGGTCGCAGTACCCGGTGATCAGATGCTCGACGAAGGCGGACCACTCGGCGTCGGTCAGCGCTACAAGGTCGGTCTTGCCGATCTGTTCGAGATAGCGGCCACCGGCCTGTCCGCCTTTGACCATTGCGGCCTGTTCATTGCGGCTGGTGTTGATCATGCCTTGCCTCCGGTGACAGAGTTCCTGGCAGTCGCGGCTGCAAAGATACTTGCGGCTTTCGTCCCGGCGGGGATCGGAAACCCGGTAGTGCGGGACGAACCAGCCGAAGCCGCGGGGTTCGCGATGGCAGACCGAGCAGAGCCCGGGGTTGGCGTATGGCATGTGTCGAACCTTGCCTTGGTGATTTCGGTGTAGTTGCCCGACGGGCGCACAGCGATGTGGCTGGGGCGGCGCAGGCGGTGGACCAGTTGCAGAGCCGCATAGACCGAGCGTGGCACAGGAATGCCCGGCGCCCGTTCACGCCACCATGCCTCGGCCTTGGTGCGGGGGTAGCCAGTGTGCTCGAGACAGATCCACTCGTGGTGCCAGCCAAGGCCGCACTGATAGGTGACCTTAAGCGAAGGGCGGCCGCCCGGCTTTTCATGGCGCTGGTAGGAGATGTTGGAGACCTGGAGCCATTGCGGCCCCTTGGGCTTACCGGACGAAAGCACGGCAAGTGTCGACGCGGTGGGCGCCAGCTTCACCTGGCGGGCCGGAAAGAGATGGCCGCAATCCGGACATTCCAGCGCCGCGGCAGCGACGATGCTGTCGCACTCCGGGCAGAGCTTGACCGGCGCGTCACCGTCGCCCGAGCCTGGCCGCTTCGTCTTCACGAGATCGATCGGACCGTGACGTTTCACGTTTCCGGCGAAGTCCAGGACGAGGCAGTTGTCTTTGCCTTGCGCCAGCCGTGTGCCGCGCCCTGCCATCTGGACGTATAGCCCGGCCGACTTGGTCGGGCGCAGCATGGCGATCAGGTCCACGGCCGGGGCGTTGAAGCCGGTGGTCAGCACCCCCATCGATGCCAGCGCGCGGATCTTGCCGGCCTTGAACTCCGCAATGATGCGGTCGCGTTCGTCCTTGGGGGTATCGCCGAAGATCGTGGCGCAACTGATCCCACGCCGGCGGAACTCCTCGGCAACGTGGGAGGCGTGGCTAACACCGGAGCAGAAGGCCAGCCACGACTTCCGGTCCTTACCGTAGGCGATGATCTCTCCCACTGCGGCCTTGGTGATTGCGTCCTGGTCGACCGCCTTCTCGAGATCACGGGCGATGAACTCGCCCCCACGTGAGCCGACACCGGTCACATCAAGCTTGGTCTGCGGTTGCTTGGACATCAGCGGACTGAGGTAGCCAGCCATGATCAGGTCGCGGACCGACACCTCGTAAGCGATGTCGGTGAACAGTGCATTTTCGCCTTCATGCAGCATGCCGGAGTCCAGGCGATATGGCGTGGCCGTCAGCCCGATCACCTTCAGCTTCGGGTTGATCCGCTTCATCGCATCAAGGAACTTGCGGTACATCGTGCTGGCCTTGCCCGGGATGAGATGGGCTTCGTCGATCAGGATGAGATCGCAGTGGCCGATTTCAGCCGGCCGGCGGTGGATCGACTGAATGCCCGCGAACAGGATGCGCGCTTCAACATCGCGGCGTCCAAGCCCAGCAGAATAGATGCCGGCGGGTGCTTCGGGCCACAGACCCAGCATCTCAGCATGGTTCTGGGCGATCAGCTCGCGGACATGGGTGACGATCAGAATGCGCTGGTCGGGCCATGCCTTGAGCACCCCGTCAATGAACGAGGCCATGACCAGACTTTTGCCGCCAGCGGTCGGGATGACCACCAGGGGGTTGCCGTTCTTGTCTTCGAAATAGCTGTAGATCGCGGCGATTGCCGACTGCTGGTAGGGGCGGAGCTTAAGCATTTGCGTCCTCCTTCTGGCGGGCGTCGTTTAGCCAGTCGGAGCCGTCGGCCATGCGGTAGGCGACGAAGTCCTCACCGGCGTCGGTGACGGTTCCGGGCACGAGATCAGGAATGAAGAGATGGCGGGGGCAGGCGCGGCGCTGGTCCTGGGGATCAAGCTTGCGGTCATGACGGGCGCAGTGCCAGCCACCGTCGACCGGCGTGGAATGCAGGCAGGTCCTGCAGTTGACCGCTGCGGCCTCTCCGGCATGGCAGGCCGAGTGGTGCGAGCACATGCGGCACTCGAACCAGGTCGGATCATCGCTGATCCTGGCTGGGGGATGCTGGGCCTCAATGGTGCGTTTGGCCTTGTCGAGCAACCCGGTCGCCTCAGCAGGATCGGCTTCGATCCGTTCGATATGCAGCGCATCAGTGTCCTTGCAGACCGCGACGTACATGGCGCGGGTCAGCCCGGTCAGGTGCATGTAGATCTGCATCTGGGCCGCGTGCTGGGGTTTCGATTTCACGACACCCTTGGCAACGAGATCTGCAAAGCTTTTGACCGAGTGGGTCTTGAACTCGACCACATGCCAGGTCTTCGGCGCTTCCAGCAGGCCAAGGGCGACGCCATCAAGCGAGCCACCGAAGTGTCCGCCATGGGCCTCGACCCGGAACTGGCGGCCAGTCTCGGGATCGACCTCCAGTACGGTGGCGCCGGTCGAGCGCAGGTTCGCGACAATCCGGTCTTCCTCGCGCTGCCCGGTCTCGAGCAGGCGAAGCATGCGGCCGGAAAAGCGCGAAGACGTGACCCAGCGGAAATCGAACCACAGGGCCCGGGAGCACGGCTTGCCGATCAGCGAAGCACCGAGGTGTTCGCGAAAGCCGTCACCCTGGCGGTTTTCGTATGCGGCATAGATCGCCGTCAGAGTGGGCGTTGGCGGGGTGGGAAGTTCTGCCATCACAGATCCTCCGCTTCGCTGCGGGCGCGTGCTTCGGCGAGAAGCTCGGTCCACACGGCGGGATCATGGCGGGCGCGCAGGATGTCGATCAGCGCGTCCTTCATCTTGTTGCGGCGGTGCCAGCCGCTGCCATCGGCAAGCAGTTCAGCCCGTTCGCGGTAGAGGTGGCGCTGCGCGGTGCGGGCGCGGTTGAACCACACCGGGTCGATCGGTTTTCCCTGCGTCTGGCGGGTCAGATCGGCGGTCGCGATCTGGGTGCGGATCTTGGCGATCGCGTCGTCGAGTTCGATCAGGCGGCGCTGTTTTTCAGGCAAGCCGGGGGTGTCCGCGGCCGCAGGGGCCGCGTTGGTCATGTCAGTCATGGTCAGTCTCTTGTCTGGCGGAGGCTGCCGCGACGTCCCGCGGCAGCCCGCAGGATCAGGTGTTACGGTTCCACGGAGCAGCGGCCGGCGGCGCTGCCGACTGCGGGGTCGCGGTTGCAGGCTGATGCGCAGCCGGCGCGGTCTTGTCCGGAACAAGGTAACGGATGGTGTTCTTCTCCGAATACCCGTCCTTGGGCGGCTTCACGCCGACCTGGATCGACATCGGAACCAGGTGCAGATCGACGCTGTCGTTGACCTGCAGCTTGCCGGTTGCGTGGCAGATGGCCGACAGCGTGCGCTGCGCAATCTCGACCGTCTGCGGGTTCGAGTTCACGAGGTTGAGCTGGTCGAACAACTTGCGTCCCTGGTACTGGCCCTCGATGATGTCGAGCATCAGCCAGAGGAACTGGCCCATGCCGTTGCGGGTCACGCGCATTTCGCTCTCGACGATCTGGGCGCGGTACTTGCCGGCGGGAAGAACATCGTAGCCGGTGGTGGGTTCGATGCCTGTCGCATCGAATGCGGTGTCAAAACGTGCCATTGAGAAAACTCCGGATCAGGACTGTTCGGGCTGAGGCATGGCCGCGACGAAGGCCTTCCAGTCGAGCGGAAGGGTGTCGGGCAGGCCGTAGCGGTTCTTGGCGAGGAAGGCCGGACGCTCGGCGGTGTGCAGGACGCGCTCACCGGAGCCGAGTGCCCGGGCTACCTTCTTGTTAAAGCCAACATCCGCCTTCGTGATGGACATGCGGTAGTTGGCAAAAAGCACGACATCGCAGTGCTCCTGCAGCAGGGCAGCTGCCCGTGCCTGAAGCTTGATGACGTAGCGGTCGTAGGGCTCGTGCTCGGGGCTATCAAAGCGCTTGATGTCGGTATGCGCGATCTGGACGACGGCCATGCCGCGGCGATCACGCAGGGTGTTCAGGCGATCGAGATATTCGCGCCAGACCGTAAGCGCCTCGGCATAACCCTTGCCGAAACCAGGTGCTTCGATCGATGCCCACCCATTGCGGCGGCAGGTCTCCGCCCAGACCAGCGGTTCCAGCCAGTCCACGCTGTCAATGACGACAGTGCTGTAGGCGTGCTCTTCTTTGAGCAGGGCGTCGAGCGCTTCGACCACATCGGCGTAGCTGGTTGCGAGCGGAAAGTGCGGGACCTTCAACATGCCAAGGCCGTCCTCGGTCATGATTACGACAGGCGCGTCGGCACCGGCAGCGAACGTCGTCTTACCAACGCCGTGAACGCCGTGCATGAGGATACGGGGCGGGCGCAGCGTGCTCGACGTCTGCAGGGAGGCAAGCGAGATAGCCATCAGCTCGCACTCCCCTTGAGCGCCGACTTCACGGCCGGGTCGGTACCGATGGCGCCGGCCTCGCGGGCCATCTTGTAAAGGCGCTTCAGGGCCGAGGCACGGTTGGAAGCAGCGATGCTTTCCTGGTCGGCAGCGACGATGGCGAAGGCGATATCATCGACGGTCGCATCTTCGAGCGGCAGCGGTTCATCGCTTTCGCGGGCCGGGTGCTTCGGGAAGGTGACTGCGTCAGGCAGGTCTTCGAGGGCGTAATGGGACTTGCGCAGACGCGCGATCGGGTTCGGGAACAACATGGCGAGACCTCTCATTCGGGGAAATCGCTGGCCTGGGCATCGACCTCAGGTTCGCTGGAGTAGACGGCCAACAGCGGGGTGCCGTCGGCGTGGGTGCCGGCTTCTTCGATGTGATACCGGCGCTGAACCTCGAAGATTTCCGGCAACTCCCAGCGACGATAGAGGCCGGGGATCCGCTTCAGAGGTTCAGTCGGGAGGACAGTCGTATCGCTCATCAACTGGGACTTTCTGTGTTTGGCTGGACGCTCGGTGCGTCCGAAGTTGAAAAGCCACCGGCGCGCACCGAACGGGACAAGATGGTCAGATTTTTTGTTCGGCCTGGTCACGAAGCCGCGTGAGCGCGCGCTGGAACCGCTTGCGGGCAGCCGGTTCGGACAGGCCCAATTGCTGGCCGGCCTCGGCCTGGGTGTAGCCGTCGATGACGACGCGCAGGACGAGATCAGCGTCGACGCCGATCAGGCGGGTCAGTTCGGCCAGCAGCTTTCCGGGTTCCATCTCCGGATCTCCGGCCATGAAGATTCCGCCGTGCAGATCTGCGTCGAACTCGTCCTGGATGGATTGGCGACTGGCTTCCCGATTATGCGCCCGCAGCACGTCGCGTTCGACATTCTTGAGAATGGTGGCGGCGATCCAATTGACCCCGGTCAGATCCAGATCCCGGATCGCGGCCGTCGCTCGGGCCAGGATTTCAGACGCGATCTCGTCGGTCTGTCCGAGGCGGCGCGCGCGCGACCGACGAAACACGCCGTCAAGTCCGGGCCACAGCGCAAGCAGCATCAGCGTGAGAGCACAGTCCCCGGCGCGGTCATTGGCCTTGGCGCCCTGGATCAGATCGCCGAGGAGCAGGTTCTTCTGATCGGGCGAGCTATCGCCGCGATGCAGGTGGTCCAGCAATGCCGCTGGATCGGCAAAACCGGTCAATCCGCGGTGGCGGTCGCGCACCGTGGTGAAACCGCGCTGGAAGTTCAGGGTGGAGGATGAATGGACGAGGTGTTGGTGAAATTCGTGCCACGACGAGGGCATTTGACGCCAGCCTGACGGCCGGGCGTCGAGCGCCTCCTACTGGCCAGATCAGGGCGTCAAGCGCCTCTAGTTTCGGGGATTTTGAGGCGCTTCAGTCGAAG